CCAACGAACCGAGTCCAACACTGGAACACAAGGTAAATGCAGAACACCATCTACAGCGCTGAAGACGAACAGGAATTGATGGCCAGGCTTTGGAGTCCGGCGATCAGGGACAACCCGCTGGCGTTTGTAATGTTTGCGTTTCCTTGGGGTGTCAAGGGCACACCATTGGAAAACTTCCAAGGCCCGCGCAAATGGCAGCGCGAGGTGCTGCTGGATGTGGCCGAACATATAAAGATAAATCAGGGCAAGCTGGACTTTGACGTATTGCAAGAGGCAATATCGTCAGGCCGTGGTATTGGTAAGTCGGCGTTGGTCAGTTGGCTAACTATTTGGATGGTGGCCACACGAATTGGCTCGACGACCATCATTTCGGCCAACTCGGAAAGCCAGCTCAGATCAATCACTTGGGCCGAGATCACAAAATGGCTGGCGATGTCAATCAACAGCCACTGGTTTGAGGTGTCAGCCACCAGAGTGATGCCCGCCAAGTGGCTGACCGAACTGGTTGAGCGGGATTTGAAGAAGGGCACACGCTACTGGGGCGTCGAAGGGCGCTTATGGTCAGCGGAAAACCCCGACGCGTACGCTGGTGTGCACAATTTTGACGGTGTTTTGGTGATTTTTGACGAGGCCAGTGGTATTGACGACTCCATTTGGGCAGTTACTAGCGGTTTTTTTACAGAAAACACACCAAATCGTTTCTGGATGGCTTTTTCCAACCCACGGCGCAACACTGGGTACTTTTACGAGGCGTTTAACAGTAAGCGCGAGTTCTGGCGCACAAAAGTGGTGGATGCGCGCACGGTCGAGGGTACCGACAAGGCGGTTTATCAGCGGATTATTGATGAGTATGGGCCAGACTCGGCGCAGGCGCACGTTGAGGTGTACGGTCAGTTTCCCAACGCGGGGGATGACCAGTTCATTGGGGCCGACATCGTGGACGACGCGATGAAACGGACGAAATACCAGGATCAGTCAGCACCGATTGTGATCGGGGTAGACCCCGCACGGTTCGGGGCGGACGCCACGGTCATCGCGGTGCGCCAAGGTCGGGACATTGTGAAGATCATGCGCCACAGGGGCGACGACACCATGACGGTGGTCGGGCATGTGATCGAAGCGATTGAAGAATTCAAGCCGACGCTGACCGTGATCGACGAAGGTGGCCTAGGGGCTGGCATCGTGGATCGGCTGAAGGAGCAACGGTACAAGATCAAGGGTGTGAACTTCGGAAATAAGGCGAAGAACCCGATCATGTACGGCAATATGCGCGCGCAGATGTGGGGTGACATGCGCGAGTGGCTGAAGACGGCGGCGATTCCAAACGACAGGTTCTTGAAGACGGACTTGATTTCGCCTATGATGAAGCCTGACTCAAAAGGGACGATTTTCTTGGAAAGCAAAAAAGACATGAAGTCGCGTGGGTTGGCGTCACCTGACGCAGCCGATGCGATTGCTGTTACATTTGCATTTCCTGTAGCACATCGGCAATATGTTGAACCAAGCCGCCGCGTGAACGCGCAAGGCAGTGGGGTCAACGCATCATGGATGGGGAGTTAAATGAAGAAGACGGTATCTCTGTCAGTAGGTCGAGGCGAGAAACTCCCTACATCTAAGGGCGCTGGTTTGACGGCCAAAGGGCGCGAGAAGTACAATCGTGAAACTGGCTCTAACCTTAAAGCGCCAGCACCAAACCCTAAGACCAAGGCAGACCAAGGCCGCAAGGATTCATTTTGTGCAAGAATGGGCGCGGTAGCGGCCAACGCCAAAGACGGCGAACGCGCTAAAGCAGCCCTTAAACGATGGAAGTGTTAATCATGGCTACAAAACCTGGACTCTACGCAAACATCCACGCAAAACAGGCTCGTATCAAAGCGGGCTCTGGCGAGAAGATGAACAAGCCTGGCAGCAAGAATGCGCCAACGGCTAAAGATTTCAAAGAGTCAGCTAAAACTGCGAAGAAAAAATAATGGCAAACACCAAAGCAACCGGCGTTGCATACCTAGACCCAGAGTTCACCACTTGTTATGCCAGTGAAGAAATTGGCTACGCCCTTGCCGGACAAGGCGCGGTAACTCAAGGCTCAAGCAAGTCAACTGGCGTTACGCTTAACACAAGCATGGGCCGGATCACAACAGACAGCGCAACGCTTAACACGTTGACCAATGTAACTTTTACGTTGACCAACAGCTTGATCAGCGTAAAAGATGTGATTATTTTGAACGTAAGTTCCAACGCTACATCAGGTGCGTATAACTGCTGGATCAGCAGCATGAGCGCGGGCACTTGTACGATTACACTGCGAAACATCAGCGGCGGCAATTTATCCGAAGCTGTTGTAATCAACTTTGCAATTATTCATGGAGCGTCTTAACCATGCCGCTGGTAAAATCAAAGTCACCCGAAGCCTTCCGCAAAAACATTAAAGCGGAAGTTAAAGCTGGCAAGCCTGTCAAGCAGGCCGTGGCTATTGCGTATGCAGTTAAACGTGCGGCACCAAAAGGTAAGAAATAATGGCAGATTACACAGGCATCGCCGCAGCCGGTGCTGTGGCCAACGGCGGCAAAAAGAAGACTGAGTCTGGTATTCTGGCGACCGCCCGCGACCGCCTCAACATGGCGATTGGGGCGTTGTCTGAATCCCGTGAAGATGAGATTGACGATTTAAAGTTCTACGCTGGCTCACCCGACAATCGTTGGCAGTGGCCAGCGGACGTGTTGGCCACCCGTGGTTCTGTGCAAGGCCAAACGATCAACGCCAGACCGTGTCTGACGATCAATAAGTTACCCCAGCACGTAAGGCAGGTGACCAATGACCAAAGGCAGAACCGCCCAAGTGGCAAGGTTATTCCAGCCGACGACCACGCAGACATCGAAGTCGCCGAAATCTTCAACGGCATGGTCAGACACATCGAATACATCAGCGATGCTGACGTCGCGTACGATACAGCGTGTGAAAACCAAGTCTCCTACGGCGAAGGTTACATCCGCATCCTGACCGAATACTGCGACGAAAACACGTTTGACCAAGACATCAAGATTGGCCGTGTACGCAACTCATTCAGCGTCTACATGGATCCAACAATCCAAGACCCAACCGGCGCAGATGCCAAGTGGTGCTTCGTTACTGAAGACATCACCAAAGAAGAATATGCGCGGATGTATCCTGATTCTGCGCCCATCACCACCTTGCAAACGCTGGGTGTGGGTGACCAAAATTTGAGTCAGTGGCTCATGGAAGACACTGTCCGCATTGCTGACTACTACTACGTAGACTACGACAGAGCAACGCTTAACCTGTACCCTGGGAACGTGACCGCATTTGACGGCACCTTAGAGGACAAACAACTGAAAGAAATCTATGGAAAACCTAAAAAATCTCGTGAATCTGATCGTGTCAAAGTTAAATACTGCAAGATTAACGGCTATGAAATTCTTGAAGAACGCGATTGGGCGGGGAAATACATCCCCGTAGTTCGCATCGTCGGCAATGAATTTGAAGTTGATGGGCGCTTGTACGTGTCTGGCCTTGTGCGTAACGCCAAGGATGCCCAGCGCATGTACAACTACTGGGTAAGCCAAGAAGCAGAAATGCTTGCCCTTGCACCGAAAGCGCCATTTATTGGCTACGGCGGCCAGTTTGAAGGCTACGAAAACCAGTGGAAGACTGCAAACACGACCAACTGGCCGTATTTGGAAGTCAACCCAGACGTCACAGACGGTCAAGGTGCGGTGTTGCCGTTGCCTGCCCGTGCCCAACCGCCAATGGCGTCGAGCGGTCTGTTGCAAGCCAAAGCTGGCGCATCTGAGGACATCAAAGCGTCTACTGGCCAATACAACGCATCTTTGGGCATGTCATCCAATGAACGCTCAGGCAAAGCCATTTTGGCTCGCCAGCGCGAGGGCGATGTGGGCACTTACCACTACGGCGACAACTTGGCCCGTGGTGTGCGACACATTGTGCGTCAGTTAGTGGACTTGATCCCCAAGGTGTACGACACCCAGCGCGTGGCCCGCATCATTGGTGTGGACGGTGAAACCGATATGGTCAAGTTAAACCCTGACCAGCCGGAAGCTGTTCGCAAGATTACCGATCAGAACAACCCTGACATCGTAATTGACAAAATCTACAACCCCAACGTCGGCAAGTACGATGTGGTGGTGGCCACCGGCCCAGGCTACGCGACCAAGCGCCAAGAAGCCTTGGAAGCAATGGCTCAACTGTTGCAAGGCAACCCACAACTGTGGACTGTTGCCGGTGACCTGTTTGTGAAGAACATGGACTGGCCAGGTGCCCAAGAAATGGCCAAACGGTTTGCCAAGACCATTGATCCTAAGCTCATGGAAGACGGCGACAAGTCACCAGAGTTGCAAGCAGCGGAACAGCAAATGCAAGCAATGGGTCAAGAGATGGAACAGATGCACCAGATGATCCAAAATGTCGGCAAATCCATCGAAGCGCAAGATATGCAACGCAAAGATTTTGAAGCTGAAGTTAAGATGTACGAAGCCGAAACCAAGCGGATCGCTGCGGTGCAGGCTGGCATGACTGAGCAACAGATTCAAGATATTGCAATGGGCGTGGTTGCTGCGGCAATGGAGTCGCAAAATATGCTCAATGAAATGCCTGAGATGCGCGAAGAGTCCATGCCTATGGAAATGACGCCACCGGAAGGTGAAATGATGCCACCAGAGCAAGAAATGATGTCACCACAAGGAATGCCACAATGAAA